TGGAGGCAATCGAAAAGAATAAACTATTCTTTATTGATGATGTCATCGCATACCTTCCATGCTCAAGAGCAACGTTTTACAATCTTGAATTGGAAAAATTAGACACCATAAAAGATGCGTTGACAAAAGTAAAAACCGAAATCAAGGTTTCTATGCGTTCAAAGTGGTATAAGTCAGAGAATCCAACGTTACAGATGGGATTAATGAAGCTGATTGCTTCGCCAGATGAATTAAAGCAGTTGGCAATGACGCACGTTGAAAGTAATAATACGCACGAAGTAAAAGATTTTAACCTAAGTGATTTGGTAAAATTCAAGGATGATTCTCCTAAACAATAAATGGAAAGCATTATTTAATGATACTCGATACTTTATAATTTCGGGAGGTCGGGGAAGCTCAAAGTCATTTGGGGTTGGAACATTCACAAGTTTACTTTCATTCGAGAAGGGCCACAAGATTCTGTTCACTCGGCAGACAATGACATCGGCTCACTTGTCAATCATTCCTGAATTTCAAGAAAAGATTCAGCTACTTGAATCGGAGGATAAATTTGAAGTAACAAAGACCGATATAATAAATAAGCAATCAGGAAGCGAAATAATCTTTAGGGGTTTAAAGACATCGTCAGGAGATCAAACTGCAAATCTAAAGTCATTGCAAGGTGTAACTGATTGGGTGCTTGAGGAGGCAGAGGAATTAACGGAGGAGGCTACATTTGACAAGATAAACTTGTCGGTTCGGCAAAAAGGAGTTCAGAATAGAATTATTATCATTTTTAATCCGACAACAAAAGAGCATTGGATTTATAAAAGATTCTTTGAGCAAGCTGGAGTCGAAGGCGGATTCAACGGAGTAAAGGGAAACGTTACTTATATCCATACGACCTACGAAGATAATATTGAGCATTTAGATCAATCATTTTTAGATGAGGTACAAAGGATTAAGGAAACAAATCCTAAAAAATACCAACACGCAATACTTGGGGGATGGTTAGACAAAGCGGAAGGAGTTGTCTTTACCAATTGGCAGTTCGGCACGTTTAATCCTAATGGTTTACAAACATCATTCGGAATGGACTTTGGATTCTCAATTGATCCGGATGCGGTGGCTGAGGTAGCAATAGATAAAGCCAAAAAGATTATTTACGTTAAAGAAATTATCTATGAACGAGGATTAAAAACTCATGTGCTTGCTAAATTGCTAAAGGACAAAGTCGGAGGTGGCTTGGTTATAGCTGATTCGGCAGAGCCTCGTTTGATTGAGGATTTAAGGTTTAGCGGTGTTAATATCCAAGCGGTTAAGAAGGGGACAATTGAATCTGGAATTGTTAGGATGCAAGACTTTCAAATCATCGTTGATCCAGAAAGTAAGAATATCGCTAAGGAGTTTAACAATTACGTTTACGTAAACAAAGCAAGCAAGCTATACATTGACGACTGGTGCCATCAAATTGATGCGATAAGGTATAACATCATTTACCATTTAGATAATCCAAATCAAGGCAATTACCATATTTATTAAGACAGAATATTAACAAAATTGTTTATACATTATGAAGGTAAAGATTTCAATCCCAACCGATTTAAGCGAAATTAAGCTACATCAATATCAGAAGTTCCTGAAGATTGTAGGCGAGAATGAGGAAAGCGATTTCTTAAACCACAAGATGATACAGATATTTTGTGGGATTGACATGAATATAGTCGGGCAGATGAGGCAGAAAGATGTCGAAGATGCAACGCAGATAATAGGTGGATTGTTTAAGCAGTTGCCATCGCTAACGACAAAGTTCGAGATGAACGGAAAGACCTTTGGTTTTATTCCTAACTTGGACGATATGTCAAGCGGTGAATACATGGACTTAGACAATTATATCACAAATTGGGATGAGATGCACAGAGCAATGGCGGTGCTTTATCGACCAATTAAGCAGACAATGGGGGAACGATACTTAATTGAGGAATACGATTCAAGTGAAAGGTATTGCGAGCTGATGAAAGATGCACCTTTAAACGTAACGCTTGGGGCGGTGGTTTTTTTTTGGCATTTAGGGAAAGAATTATTGAAAAGTACGATGGATTATTTAGTGGAGAATCCGCAGATGGATATTCTGAACAAGCGCAGTTTGGAAAACGGTGGGGATGGTATTCTTCAATCTATGCACTTGCTCAGGGAGATGTTAGACGATTTAATGAAATTACCAAATTACCAATTAACCAGTGCCTAACGTTCCTAACATTTGAGAAGCAAAAGAACGAATTAGAAATGAAAATGATTAAATCACAAAGACAATGACCGGATTTTATTACGCAGTCAGTACATTAAGAGATTACCTGAAGAACGGAGGTTTTGTCAACACCGTTTCAACTGGCGATATATTTGAGGTCGATTTAGCAAAGCAAACAATTTACCCATACGTTCACATCATTGTAAACAATTCAACACCGAAAGAGAATAGCTTAGGCTTTAATTTATCGGTTTTGTTTATGGACATCGTTGATATTTCAAAGACTGAATCCGTAAACGTGTTTGATGGCAATGATAATCTTCTTGATGTATTGAATAGTCAGTTGGCAATTGCGAGTAAGATGGTTACGGACTTACGCAGAGGGGATTTGTATTCTGATTTAGTTCAGATTGATGGCGATCCGTTATGCGAACCATTTACTGACCGATTTGAGAATAAGGTTGCTGGGTGGACGGTTACTTTTGATTTGATAGTACCAAATGATATGACCATCTGCTAATGGCTGATTTACGAGAAACGTATGCGGTAATAAAAAGATTTAGAGATTATGTGATTCAGCAATCACGTTCAAATCTTAGTAAAGGCCGTAAGAATGTTTCTAAGGAACTTTATAACTCCTTAAAAGGCGAGATAGTCCAAGAGAACAACTATGCGATTGTTGGCTTTAGGATGGCTGAATATGGGCAGTATCAGGATCAAGGTGTTAAAGGTAAATTTAAGTCAGCTAAAGCACCTAATTCGCCATTTAAATTTGGAAGTGGCACCGGTAAGAAAGGTGGTTTAACAAATGGAATTGAGAAATGGGTAAAGGCAAGAGGGATACAGTTTAAAGATAAAAAGACGGGTAGATTTATTTCTTATCAGTCAACTGCTTTCTTGATTAGCCGAAGCATTTATATGACTGGGATGAAGCCAAGTTTATTTTTTACGAAACCATTTGAAGCTGGATACAAGAAATACATTGACACGGATTTAGCAAAAGCATTTGGCTTAGATGTTGAAACAATTATTGACTATAATTTAAAAGATTTATGATAACGATTAACGCAAGAAGTCCGTATTTTGTTACGATCACTGGAAGCACAAACACGACTTTAAAGCTATACGTTTGGAATGGTGCAACAGAGCCAGCATCTGAAACGTATTCATTTACTAAGGCAGCTCCGTCGTCAACACAAACGACATCGAACTACGATATTACACCTTACTTGCGTGAGTATATTGAGAATATCAATCCTGAATATGAGCCAACACCAGCGACTGAGGCAAGTACATCATTTGCTAATTTCAAAGCGGTTTCATTTAGCAACGGAACAAATAGAACAAGTGCATTTAAAACAAGGGTAATTGCTGATTCAGGAACTTACGAGGCAGACAATTGCTTAGGAACTTTTATGGGCGATTATATTATCGGGGCCGCAGTCGATGGATACACGCTTTATTCAGGCGGATACAACCAAGCCAATACGGCTGACATTGTTGCTTTAGCAGATACAAGCAAGACGATAACGTATTTAAACAATACGGATAATATGTATGTCAACGTTTTGATTAACCATACCGGTACATCAATCACGGCTGATTACGTTACATCGGTAGGAACAACAACAGTTACGATATTAGCATCCTCAGCAACTAAAGGAGTTTACAATATGAAAGTACCTTTGAAGTTGGTTGGATTCACGACATCAAGTATATTACGCATTAAGAGCAACGGAACAACGCTTTACACTTACAACATTGCGCCTATCTGTGAGCCGAAATACACACCAGTTTTGGCTCAATTTATTAATCGTTATGGTGGATGGCAGTTCCTAACTTTCTTTAAAGCTCAGTCAAATTCCATCACAACTGAAAGAACGAAGTATAATCTTTTGCCTGATAATATTAATTATAACGTTAAGAGGGGACAAAGTAAGTCGTTTAATATCAACGGAATGCAAAAAGTTTCGTTAAATACTGGTTTTGTTGATCAGAATTATTCAGATTTGATTCAAGATTTGATGCTTAGCAATACGGTTTTACTTAATGGAGTTCCAGTGCAAGTAGAAACTAACTCAACAGATTTAAAGACATCGATTCGGGACAAGAATATTAATTACCAAATTGATTTTGTTTACGCTTTCAATCTTAAAAATAACGTGATTTAATGATAGCGGCATCAATCTACATCTTAGTTGACGAAGTTTATAAGCGTATTGAGTTATTCAATGACGAGAAAATAAGCGTTACAAGTTCGATTCAGAACGTAAATGACATTTCAAAAGTGTTTACGGATTATTCGCAATCGTTTACGGTGCCAGCATCCAAGATAAATAACGAAATCTTTGGACATTGGTACGAAAATTCAATAGATCAAGGATTTGATGCTCGGACAAGAAAGCTTGCTTATATCGAGTTAAATGATGCCACATTTAGAAAAGGAAAAATTCAGTTAGAGAAAGCGCAGTTTAAAAATAACGAAATTGATAATTATCAGATTTCTTTCATTGGTAGCTTAGTTTCTTTAAAGGATTTATTTGCTGGAAGATTCCTTCGTGATTTCGATTACTCAGCTTACAACTTTGCTTATACGGGAACGGTTGTAAAGAACCGAGTTACTGGAGGAGTTACCAATGACGTTAAATTTCCTTTGATTACATCGTTAAACAATTGGACTTACATGACCAATGGAACGACAAAGGAGAATTGGGACATTGAAAAGAATACGCATCCAATTTACCATACGGATTTATTTCCAGCGATGCGAGTAAGCAAGATAGTCGAATCAATTGCTTCGGGTTTAGGGATTACAATTCAAGGTAACGTGGCTAATGATTTCTTGAGTTCAGACAAGTATAAAAATGCTTTTTTGTGGCTTAAGAACACCGATTTCTTTACATTAAAGCAAACGCACCAAAAGATTCTATTTCAAACGAATACAAGTACGGTAGGAACGCAAGGCATTTTTAATGTTAGTCCAAGTGGAAGTTTTTTAACTTATGTAAAGCCTGAAAGTCCGGTATATTTAAACAAGTCAAATATTAAGTTGACATTTACAACATCGGGAACGGAGTTTTATTTGTACGTTTATAAGAACGGAATCAAGTTAAGCGAGCAGAGTTATCTTACTCAAACAAGTCAGATGACCTTATCTGCGCCATTAGAAGATTCTGGAACTTATACGTTTTTTGTTTCATCAGCTTCAGCAGTTACTTATACATCGGTTTATGAATTTGAAACACGAAATTCAGTAACAACGGCAGTCGTTAGTGATGTAACGTGTACTGGAACAAGTCAGACAACAACCACAACTTTAAACGTGGCTGATTATATGCCTGACATCAAGGCGGAAGATTTCTTTAGTGGAATCCTAAAGACTTTCAACCTTACTTGCTTTCAATTATCTGATACGGTTTATCAAGTTGAACAAATCGAGAATTGGTATGCTGGCGGAACGATTCGTGATGTTTCTAAATATATCAACACAGAGCAAATTGAAATCGAAAGAGTAAAGCCATACAAGGCAATCAATTTCACTTATGAAACGTGCGAGAATATTTTAGCGACTGAATACCTATCACGATCAGCGGTAGGATATGGGGATTTGAAATATACTTTGGATAATGATGGCGATGAGTTTGAGGTAAAGTTGCCTTTCGAAAATATGCCATTCCAAAAGTTTAGCGGAACGACCTTGCAAGTTGGGTATTCATTAAAGTACGATTTGAATTCTTACATTCCAAAACCCGTATTGCTTTATGACTATAATTCGATTCAAAGTTGCGATTTTCATTTTAATGATGGGTCTAGCACTACTAATGTTACTACCTATAATCTTTTTGGACAAGATACTCTCATCAGTGGTCAAGTAAATACAATCAACTGGGGAGCGCAACAATCTACGTTCACAGATGCGATTGAAACAAGGTCTTTGTTTAATAATTATTACCTTGATTATTTAACTAACATCTTTACGGCTAAAGCAAGGATTGTCAAACTAAAAGGTATTTTACCGATTAGTTTACTGCAAAGTTTAAAGCTAAATGACCGATTAATTATTCGTGATAAACGATATATCATTAATTCATTCACAACTGACCTTACTACTGGAGAAGTTGACTTTGAATTATTAAATGATTTCCGCGTAGCTTCATCCGTTCCTGATCCAACGACTTACTATTCGTTCTTAGTAACAAATGGTAATTCAGCAACGTCAGGCGATGCTTGTGCATTATTAAGCTATCCATTGACTATCTATGGAACAAATCCAACGTTTGAAAGTAATGCGTTATTCTATACGAATACGGGTGCATTATTTAATGGTAATAATTACTATTTTAAAACTGCTTTAAATAAATACGTTCAGATTAACACGGTAGGGGTTGGCTCAAATTATGGTTCATGTGGTGCGCCTCCTTCTCCAACATTATACGAATTTAACGTAACTACTGGATTTGATTCATCACTTGAAGCTTGCCCAATAACTGATTATTCATTAAAAATTTATGGGGAATCAACACCATTATACACAAACGTGGTCGTTTACGGGAATAACACTGGTACATTAGTTCCTTACGCTGGTAATGGAAAAGTTTACCATTGTAACGATGGAACTTGGGTACAAATTAGTTCAACCGGTATAATATATCCTTGGGGAACTTGTTCAGTAATTCCTCCAGCAATTGAAACATTTACATTCTATACACTAAAATAATATGGCATTTTCAAGCATAAGCGACGCACGCACAAAGTTAGGCAGTACAACAACGGATGTAGATTCACAAATCTTATATGCAAATAATAACTTGTTGGATTCAACAACAATATTTTACACGAATGAAGCCAAAACTATTTTGGCAAGTGCTGGCAATTATGTGATTCCAACGCAATTTAAATCCTATTACGTTACGCTTGGAAGTGATGGCAAGATTGTAGGAAGTAAAACAGAATTAGTAAACGCTGGGATGGATGTGTCTTTTGTGGATGGTTCAATCATGAATTTTAGCGCAGATTCAGGAGAACAAAAAACAAACGATTTAGACATTACTTATTCCTTAAATCCTTCAACAAATCTATTAACTGATACGACTTGGGATTCAAGCAGACGATGGTTAATTGAGAATGGAACAATAAATAGTACTCCGCTTACTAATATTAATCTTTCCGACATGAAAGGTTATGATTTAGTTATTCGGAATGGGGTATGGGGTAATCTGTGGGGAGGAACTGAAATATATGGATTTTTGCATACTTATTTATTAAGTTCGACAATTCACATCGCAGCCGATCCAAATAGAAAATTAATTGGGACATTGCCCGGCGGAGGCGATGATCCTAGAGTGAACTATTTTTTTAGACCTGATTACTTAATACCAAAGCAAGCTGAAGAATATCCAACATTTTTTAGAAGAATGCCTGATGCTTTGCCAATCTTTGATAGGAATGGTGTTAAAAAGGAATTTGCAATGTTAATTAATCCTTTACTTGACTGCGTGGTTAAGGATAGTGGAACATTTACAAATGGTGGGGCTGGTGCAGTAACAAGAACATTTAGAAATCCTAAAAGACAAAACAAAGGATTAACAAAACGAAAGCCGACCTTTTTTGTAAACTTTGTAAATGGTCAAGTTTCAGGTGTTAATTCAAATTTCTATACAAGCATTGAAGGAGGTATAGCAACTGCAAATATTTACGAAAATGTACCTATTGCAGACCGATTGTATCATCATGCAGATACTTTTATTCGTGTAGGAACGGCTTGGGTAAAATCAGGTGGAACAACAAGCAATCCTAACTATATTACGGATTCATTAATAGATCAGTCATGGTGTTGTGCAGTTTTAGAATCTTTATTAGTTGCTGAAGCAGACCGTGATACATGGACTTTTAACAACGGTACAATTAATAAAACCTATACAGAAGTTAATCCTTATGAATGGACAACTGCTATAAATTCAGGTATTGGATATTTTGAATTAAGTCCAGCAAATCAATATTTAGGTTTATTTAGACCTTTAAATGCTGATGTAAATAATCCAAATAATTTAACTCACGCGGCAATCATTGAACATGATGGAGAAGCGTTTATTGGTGCTGGAAGAAAACGTTTAAATACTGGACTTGCAATAGATGGACTTTTTGCAAGTTGCAAGGCTTATTCAATTGCTAATAATTGGGCAGCAGATGGCGCAGTAATTCCAAAGTTTAGTATTTATCAAGAAGGAATTTACAAAACTTTATATTTTGGTACTGGAACAAGTGGATGGCTTTATGTTGATCCTTCAGTTTCTATTGCAACTGTTAAGACTACGGATTTATATAGCGATTATCACAATTACTATATTAACGGAACGATTAGCAGAACGACTATGGCTAGCTATAACGCATTTTATGAAGGTGCGAAAAATGGTTGGGGATTATTTTTCTGCTCATCATATTTAAATACAATTGTTACCAAATGGTATTTTTATGCGTTAGTACATGATTTTGATATTTCTAAAAAAATATTAAGTCAAATTTATAGCGTTGATGATGCAAAACAAAGAAGGGTTTCAGCTTATTCTTGGAGGTACATGGAGCCATTACCTTATTTTTCAGATTTTAACTGGGAAAGAAAAGGATTTGAATACGGAACTTATATTGCAGACAATCCTTCACAATGCGCAAGCCATTTTCAATCGTTAGCGGTTTGGGGTTTTGCTTATTGCGATGGTTTATCAATGTGGGACGATCCGAATCCGATGGGCGGAGAATATAATCATGGCCCATGCGATAATATCAATTTTGCTAATTTTTATTATGGATTTGGAAACTTACAACAATTAGACAACGGAGTCTTTGATTGGCTTTATGTTGGATATTGGCAAGTTGAACAAAATAGGGATATTGTTGCAGCGGACACGAATTGGGAAAAAACTCAGTTGCTTGTTAGTGGAACTTGGACATCAAACACAGATGCAAACAATTCTAATTATCCGGTTATGCTTTACAATCAGCAAAAGCCAATATCTGCTTACAAATTGTCGGCTGATGGGACTGAGGCTTTATTGATTATTGTAAATCCATTTAATAACGGATATACTAAGGCAACGCACACGGTTAGGCTACCAACAAAATCAAATCAACAATTTGATGTCGATACTTGGGGAAATTTCACAACGGTAATTAGACTAAAAGGTTTATAAGATGATAAAAGATGTAATTGATTTACTAATGGCTAATGACCATTACAATCGTTCAGAATTGATTGAGATAGCAAAGGGAAAGAATGAATTGCCAAATACTTTAAAGAAGGGATTAAAACAAATTAAAAGAATATCGAAATGGCGAAAGATGTAGAAGTAAATTTAAACGTTAACAACAATATTCAGGGATCAATTGCCGAATTAAAACAATTAAAAAGGCAGTTAAAGGATACTGAGGTTGGAACGGAAGCGTTTAAAAACCTATTTAATCAGATTGACGATTTAGAGGACAAAATTAAGTCGGCTAAAAACACAAGTTCTGACTGGGTTGATACTTTGGAGATGGCTGGTGGCCCATTAGGAATGCTTGGCGGTGCAATCAATAAAGCAAAGGTCGCTACGCAATCATTTAGCGGTGCGTTAAAGGCTTCAGGTATTGGCTTGCTTGTTTCTTTAGTTGGTGGATTAGTTGCAGCGTTTAACGATTCAGAAAAAGCCGGTAAGAAATTACAACCATTATTTATCGGTTTAGAAAAGATATTTAATGGAGTTTATTCAGCGATTGAGCCTTTATTCAATGTTTTAGTTGATTTAGCCATAAGCGCATTGCCTTTGGTATCTAAAGCTATGCAAACCGTTTACGGATCAGTAACGGCGGTTGTTCAATCATTAGGAAGTTTAGGAAGTGCAGTTTTTAAATTTGTGAAAGGCGATTTTAGTGGTGCATGGAAATCAGCTAAGGCATCCGTTACCGATTTCGGTAAGAATTATGATGAATCAATCAAGCGTTTCCAAGAAGGTTCAAAAGAATTGACCAAAACCGAAAAAGAGGAAAGTGATAAACGTAAAAAAGCAAGAGATGAAGCTGCAAAACAATTAGCAGCCGAAAGGGAAGCAGAACGCAAGAGATTAGTCGATATTGAAAACCAAAATTTGCAGATTGAAGGCGAAATGCAAATGAAGGCATTTGACAAATTAGCTGAAGAAGAAAATCAGAGATTACAAGAGCAAGGTCAATTATTATTTGAGGAATACGACGCAAGACAAAGAGCTTTAGCTACCTATGAAGCAAATATAACGGCAGACGCAAAAGAACAAGCTGAGGAACGAAAGAATTTAGTTAAAGCAGAGAATGAAGCTAAACTTGCCTTACAAGAAGCATACGTTTCTAATACGATGCGGATAGGTCAGGGACTTAGACAAATTGCTGGAGAGAATAAAGAATTAGCCATTGCTGGAATCGTTTTAGAACAAGCCGCAGCAGTTGCTTCGATTGCCATTAATACACAAAAGAACGCAGCTAAATATGGTTATTTAACTCCGATGGGTATTGCTGAATTAGTGGCTGGAGGTTTAGGGGTTGCCTCCGCCATTTCAGCAGCGAGCAAAGGTATATCTGACATCAATTCAGGGACTGCAAGTGGTGGACAAATGTCATTCGGTAATGCTCAGATGACACCAAGCTATCAAACAGCACCTAGATTCAATGTAGTCGGCACAAGTCCAGTTAATCAAATAGCTCAGGCGGTTGGAAATCAAGGGCCAATTAAAACTTATGTACTTGCTAACGATGTTACAACTGCTCAAGCATTAGACCGAAACAAAATCACATCGGCTACATTAGGATAATTGAAAATATAACAAAAATTAATTTAAAGGTTTAAGAGTTATGAAAATTATAGAGCTGATAATCGAAAACGATATGGATGGCATTGAAGCCATTTCATTGGTTGAAAAACCAGCGATTGAAAGTAATTTCATCACATTAGCTAAGGAATACGAAATGAACTTAGCTGAAGTGGATACTGAAAAGAGAGTTTTGATGGGGCCAGCATTGATTCCCAACAAAATGATATTTAGAAAGGAAGGAGATTTGAAATTTCAAGTATTCTTTTCAGAAGCAACGGTTGAGCAAGCAAGCCAAATGTATTTAAAAGCTGGCAATCAATCAAACGCTACATTACATCACAAGACGAAGATTGATGGAATGTCATTGGTTGAATCTTGGATTATCACGAATCCTGAAATGGATAAATCAAAAGCATACGGCTTTGATCTACCTAAAGGAACTTGGATGGTTTCCATGAAAGCGGATAATGATGAAATGTGGCAGAAAGCAAAAAGTGGAGAAGTAAAAGGTTTTTCAATTGAAGGATATTTTGCTGACAAGCTAAGTTTACAAATGTTACCTGATATTACTGACGAAGATTTAGTTGAACATATTTTAAACATATTAGAAGATGGCAAAGAGTAGTTATTCAAGTCCAAAAGGTGCAAAGCGTGGGTGTTTGTGCAAAGATGGTACTTATTCAAGTGAATGTTGCGATGGAGAATTGATTTCTCAGGGTGTTGGGGCTTTAGTTTCTCAAGGAATTTCTGCGGTTACAAATGTTAACGCTGAACGAGTTATTACAAACGTAAGTAATTAACAAAAATAAATATGGAATACAAAAGCAAAAAAAATCGAGTTAAAGCGGCTTTGGGTTTCCAAGTTAATTTAGCACAAATGAAGTTAGAGGATGGAATTACCATCATTGAAGCTGAATCATTTGAGCCTGAATTTTCGGTGGGAATTGTAACGGCTGACGGAGTTGTAGCTATGCCAGTAGGCGAGTACAAGTTAGAAGATGGGAAAATCTTGGTGGTTGCAGTTGAAGGAATCATTTCTGAAATCAAAGAAGAAATGCCTGAAGAAGTAGCACCTGAGGAAGCTCCAGAAGTTGAGGTAGAAGTGGAGGCTGAAGCACAAGCTCCATCTCCAAAGCGTATTGTGGAATCGGTTAGCAAGGAAACATTCTTTGCAGAAATCGAGAAGTTGCGGACTGAATTGTCGGCACAAATTAACGAAGTTAAAGCGGAGAACGAAGCATTAAAAGCTGAGAAAGAAGTTTTAGAAGTTAAGTTAAATGCTCAAGAGGAAGGTGCAGAGCCAATCGTTCAAAATCCAGAGCCTGAGCAAAAGCAAGAAGGATTTGCTTATGGACAAAATCGTCCACAAACAATCCAAGATAGTGTGTATTCAAAAATATTTTCATAACAATTTAAATTAACAAATTAAAAAATGGCTACTACAACAAGTATTACCACAACGTACGCTGGTGAATTTGCTAACAAAATCATCGCTGCAGCTTTATTATCTTCTCCTACTATCGATCGTGGTGGTATTGAAGTAAAACCTAATGTTCGTTACAAGCAAGTTATTAAGCGTGTAGCTACTGATGCAATCCTTAAGGATGCTACTTGTGATTTTGATGCAACATCAACAATCACTTTGACAGAGAAAATTTTACAACCAGAAGAATTCCAAGTTAACTTACAATTATGTAAGAAGGATTTCGCTTCTGATTGGTTGGCAGTTGAGCAAGGATATTCTGCGTTCAAAACTTTGCCTAAGACTTTTGCTGATTTCTTAGTGGCTCACGTTGCTGAAAAGGTTGCTGCAAAGAACGAAACTAACATTTGGGAAGGTGTTACTGCTAACGCTGGAGAATTTAACGGTTTGACTACTTTATTAGCTGCTGATGCTTCTTTGCCTTCTGCTAACGAAGTTGCTGGTACAACTGTTACTGCTGCAAACGTTATCACTGAGTTAGGAAAGATTGCTGATGCTATCCCTTCTGCTCTTTACACTAAGGATGACTTACACATCTACGTTTCTCAGTCAATTGCTCGTTCATACATTCGTGCTTTGGGTGGATTCGGTGCTTCAGGTTTAGGTGCTAACGGTACTAACTCAATGGGAACTCAATGGTACAACAACGGAAGTTTGACATTTGATGGCATCAAAATCTTTGTTGCTGATGGTCTTGCTTCTACTAAAGCTATCGCTGCTCAAAAATCTAACTTGTTCTTTGGAACTGGTCTTATCTCTGACTTGACTGAAGTTAAAGTTATCGACATGGCAGATATCGACGGTTCGCAGAACGTCCGCGTAGTAATGAGAATGCTCGCTGGAGTTCAATATGGTTTTGCTTC